GGATCAGGGACACTGGGTCCACCGTAGAGTTCTGGTTCAAGGCCGGATATTCCAACGACTGGTACAACGGTCTGGACTTCAGCTTCACGGTCGACGGTAGTACGACCAAGAAGTCGATCAACTACCCCACTGGGGCGGACTGGTACAAGGTCGGTTCCGACACCGCAACCTACAACCAGACGGTCACGTTCAAGCTGGTCAGCAATACCGATATCTCTGGTATCGGCGGACCCGCAACGTTCACCCACTCGGTATCCCGAGATTCCGTTCCTGGGGCACCGAGTACACCGGCTATATCTGGCATCAAATCGACGTCTGTCGTCGTCACCTTCAAGGATGGCTCGAATGGTGGGGATTCCATCGATGCCCGCCAGATCAGGTACGACGACAACACAAGTGCGTCATCGCCTACGACCGTCAGTTCCGATGGCTCGACCACCATCTCGGGACTCACCCCCGGAAAGACTTACTATTTCTGGGCGAGAACCCACAACTCAGTAGGCTGGGGGCCCTGGTCGGGTAGGGCCAGTGCAGTCACCCAGCAAGTCCCTACGGCGCCTCAGGCTCCGCTTCTGTCCAGTGTCACAGCAACAACGGTGGACGTCGCCTTCTATCCGAACAGTGATGGCGGCAGTTCGATTACGGCTTGGCAGATTGGATGGGGCACCAGTTCCACGGCACCCACGTCCACCATATCTGCGAAGTCGCCGCAAGTCCTCACAGGTCTAACCCCTGGTACCACGTACTACATATTCGTGCGCGCTCAGAACGCGATCGGATGGAGTGCGTGGTCCAAACCCACGAAGATGAACACCATCGCTGGGGCCTATATTCTGGTGGGGTCCACATGGAAACTGGCAATTCCGTATGTGAATGTCGGTGGGACGTGGAAGATAGCAGAAGCATGGGGCCGCGTCGCAGGCGTTTGGTCGAGGACAACTTAAACAGCAGTCTCTCATCTCGGGGAACATAGGGGAGGATATTTAAGGTGGACGTTTGGATCAGGGTCATCGTGATCATCATGGGATCCGTAATGGGTTCCGGAGGACTCTGGGCTTACCTCCAGAGCAGGGACACGAAGCAGAACGCAACCACTCGTCTTCTCATGGGCCTCGCCTACGAGACGATCACCACTCTCGGTGTGGCGTACATCGAGCGTGGCTGGGTCACCAAGGACGAGTACGAGGAGCTTGAGAAGTACTTCTACAGGCCCTACAAGGCTCTCGGCGGTAACGGGGTTGCTGAGCGCGTCATGAACGAGGTCTCGCAGCTTCCGTTCAGCTCTCACAACAAGTACGCCGGTATATTCACCAATCGGCCGCAAGAGAGGTTCATCAACAATGTTCGTGTCGTCGCAAACCCCGAGCTCCACCACCAAGCCCCTTCTGAGTAGCGGTGTGTACGACAAGCTCAAGCACACGGTAGCGATCGTCCTCCCGGCGCTCGCAGCGCTCTACATCGGCCTGGGGCAGGTCTGGCATTTCCCGAACATCGAAGAGGTCTCGGGAAGCATCGCCACCGTCAACACGTTCCTCGGAGTGCTTCTCGGCTTGTCCACCAAGTCGTACAACAACAGCTCCGACAAGTACGACGGCGTGATCCAGGTGGACGACTCGGGGCCGAAGACGAAGATCTCGTTGGTGGTCAACGGAGATCCGCACGACGTTCTCCGATCCGAGAACGACCTCACCTTCAAGGTCAGCGACACGGGCGAGACACCCATCGTCAGTCAGTAACACGATCCTCGGGGGTCGCAGGGATTACATCCCGTATAGTGAGACCCCTATGTGAAAGGATCGAAGATGTATCGCTTCGAAAAGGTTTTCAAGAACAATCCCTCCGCACTTGAGGAGGAGATCCACCGTGTACTCGGCCTCATGGCTGAGATCGACGACCCTGTCGACGACCGGTACAAGACGCTGAACGAGATCCTCGTTTCGCTCCACAAGCTGAAGGAAGCAGAGACTTCCCACAAGCGCGTGAGCCGAGACCAGATCCTCGCAGCCCTTGTACACCTCGTCGGCATCGCCGCGATCATCAACTATGAGCGACTGCACGGGATCTTCACCAAGGCGGCGCCGATGATCGTGAAGCCCTTCCGATCGTGACATCCACCCCGCAACATTGAGTCACGATGAGACGCCATGTCTGAGCCCACCAGCTCTACATGGCGTCTCATTTTTTGCCTTTCACTCTTTCGAGGGATCGCAGGGAAAACACGCCCTCTAGTGAGACCCCTACGAAAGGAACCGAATGCTGAAGCGTCTGGTACGAAGTGCACTCTTCTACTCCTTCGCAGCATTGAACCTCATCTACGCATACAAAGCACTGAAGCGCGAACACGAGAAGTTTGTTGAGACCGAAAAGGCCGACAACAAGTTCCACTACGTCGCGATCAGGCTCATGCGCGGTGACTACAACAATGCCGATGCGTTGGACACGATCAAGTACGACTTCAAGTTCTACGACGTCGCAACCCAGTTCCATGCCAAGGCTCACATCAAGGAGTAACCTCCACAACTAACAGCCTAAGACCCAGCCCCACATGGGTTTTAGGTTTTGCCTTTTCGCTTCAAAATGATAAGTACTTTTGGCGGGGTCGCACGGAATACACGCCTTTTAATGAGACCCCTACCGATTGGAACCCGTTATGCTTAACCGATTCGCGATCCAGACCCGCCTCGTCAAGAACCCCAAGAAGACCGAAACCTCCGACCCCACCATGGCCGATGCTATCGGCGAATCCTCCGCTCGACTCGTAACCGAGTTGGCAAAGGACTTCGTCAAGTACGCCACTGGCGCGGTCGTCGCAGGCGTCATCCTCTACAAGGCCGCTGACACGGCGAGCAAGATCGTCATCAAGAAGACCCGTAGCGCCGACAACGACTGATCTCAAGCCCACGACCCCTACATGGGGTTAGGGTTTTCGTATGGGTCTCGCACGATATACACGCCTTATAATGAGACCCCTACGAAAGGAACACCATCATGTTCAACGCCAAGAACTCTGTCAACGACGCCATCAAGATCATGCGCGACCGTGCGGAGACTCAGAAGGCATCTTCCGACGCGTGGTCCAACTACGAGAAGCGTGTTCGCCGCCAGAACATCGCTACCGCAGTTGGCTACGTCGCCGGAGTTGCCCTCGGAGTCACCGCCACGATCGTCGCGATCAAGAGCGCCTCGAAGCCCATGCAGTTCGAAGACGAGAGCTGATATTCCCCTCCACCGGATCAACAAACCAACAACCCCCTAACACGGGGTTTAGGTTTTCGCTGGGCGGTCTCGCATCATATACACGCCCTATGATGAGACCCCTACGAAAGGAACCGCAATGGATGACGTTCTCAAGATGAACATCGCCGAGATGGTCAACGACCTCAAGAAAGTCTTCACGACCGAAGAAGAATTCCAGGCTCTCTCCGACGTACTCACTGAGTCGCTCGGAGAGTTCCTCCAGGAACTCGTCTTCGAAACCGCTGAAGAAGACATGAACGTCGAGACCCTCCTCGATCGCCTCAAGGAAATCATCACCCGCCGTTTCAACGAGATCTGATCTCAAGCCCGACCCCCGCAAGGGGTTAGGGTTTTGCTAGGGGCTCGCATCATATACACGCCGTATAATGAGACCCCTACGAAAGGAACCGTCATGTCTAAGCTTCCCACCCTGGAAGAGCTCAAGCTGATGACCCCCGAGGAGCGTCAGACCCTGGACCGCAAGTTGCAGCGACAGTTGATCATCAACTTCGCCGTCATCTTCGGAACCAAGGCTGTCATCCTCTACGGCATCCACCGCTGGGCGAAGTCCTACAACAAGAAGCACCTCGACAGCTGACACCCCCGTCATATCTCAGGCCTTGACCCCTACATGGGGTTAAGGTTTTCCTTTTGCCAAAAATTCCCGGTGGAGATTTTCCGGAAAACTTTCATAGGAGTGCCCGTGCTCACCAAAACCGTTCTTGCCGTTCTCGCCATCATCGTGGGTCTGTTCTTCCTGTTCCACGGGAACCTCATCGTCGGGCTGATCTTCCTCGGCTTTGGTGTTCTGATACCCACGGCATAGGACTCAATCGCCTCAGGGGTCGCACGAAATACACGTCCTATAATGAGACCCCTACTACGATTGGACCCATCATGTCCTCCAACAACTCTCCCAAGACCCCCCAGACCCCCGAGCCCTCGAAGTTCGTTCAGAAGGTGAACAGCATGAAGCTGTCCGCGATGAGCGACGAGAAGAAGGCCGCTGTCATCGGACGCATCAAGATCACTGCTGCGTTCGCTGCCGGTGTCCTGACCACCGCCGCCACCGTCGCTGCCGCTTCCTACTACGCCAGCTTCAACAACGCCGAGGCCCAGGTCGACGAGTCCGAAGAGACCACCGAAGACTGATATTCCTATCCACCGGAAGATCAACGCCTTGACCCCTACATGGGGTTAAGGTTTTCGTTTTGACCATGAAGGGGAAGTCATGAGCAACGAAATCGAGAAGAAGAGCAAGACGAAGACCACCCTCAAGGTTCTGGCCTTCGCGGCCCTCCTCGGCGTCTTCTGCAAGGCGGTCGTGGCCTACGTGAGTGGTCGGGAGGTCTGATCCATGCAGGCGGGACGGGACGAAGACAACGTCTTCACCATTCGGTTCAAGAAACCGAAGGCGTGGGACAAGCTCAAGGAAGCCTGGAACGACAACCCGATCCTCGTGATCGGCGTGGGGACGGCTGCGGTCGGGGCACTCGGCAAGCTCATCGACGCCGTGGGCAGCATCCAGAGCAAGCGCGCGTACGCCAAGCAGTTCAACGGCAAGAAGAAGCGGAAGCAGGGGGACGACGAGTGAGCGAAGTGAAGATCATCACCCAGGACGGGTCGCCGGTCGACGACGAACCTCAACCGGGGCCTGACGAGGAACCCACCCTCGGCGAGGAGTTCCGGGGGATTGAGGAAGACGTCCGGGCGATGGCCGAGGACGTGGCCAAGGGCATCCGTCGCTTCAAGAACGGCGTCCTCTTCAAGATCGGCCTTATCGCCGTGTCCATCAAGGTCGTCGACGTCGTCGGCCGGATCATCATCGAGAACCAGCGCCTGAAGGCGGGTCAGAAGCCCGAGGAGGACGACGAATGACCGATATCCTTCGCAAGTTCGTCGAGGCCAACGCCGACGAGTTCTCTGGTGAAGACGGCGTCACCCTCAAGCGAGCGTTCGAGCTGTGGAACCAGTTCCGCACGGAAACCGGTCTCGGGCTCACGTTGGCGATGTACAAGTTCCGCGAGGAATTGGGCTCCTACTTCGAGGAGTTCAAGGAGCGGGCGACGGTCAACGGGGTCGTGTACCGGAGTTATTTCTCCGGGCTCAAGCCGCTGACCTAGCAGGTCCATCATCTAGGCCCGCGTCCTGGTCATATTCACAGACTGGGACGCGGGCCTTCGTGTCGTACACAATCATATTCAGCAAAAGGGGAAGCACATCATGACCGCTCGTATCAACTTCCGCAAGGGTGTCGACTCTCCGCTCGACGGCGTGAACACGCTGGTCTTCGGCGCCGCGTGGGACCGCAAGACCGCCAAGGAGTCCAAGCTCTCCCGCATGATCTCGCTCAAGACCAACGGCAAGGTCAAGCTGGGCGGCGGCCAGAAGGACATCGACCTGGACCTGGCGCTCGTCCTCTACCGCGACGGCCAGCCCAAGCGCATCGTGATCGGCCACAACATGGACCCGGTCAACGGCGCGGCGGTCCACTCCGGCGACAACCAGACCGGCGAGGGCGACGGGGACGACGAGGAGATCACGCTGAACCTCGACAAGCTCCCGGCCTGGGTGACCGAGTGGGCGGTGGCGGTGTTCGCCTACAAGATGGGCACCAACTTCGACCAGGCCCAGAACGTCTCGCTCAACGTCTACGACGGCACCGGCCGGTCGCCGATACTGCTCGACGAGCTCATGCCGACCCTCGGCGCCGGAGCGACGGCCTGCGTGGTCGCCAGCGGCAAGATCAACCGCAACGCCGAGGGTGAGCCCACCGAGGGCTGGACCACCACTCTCGTCGACAAGGCCGGTCAACTCCCCCAGCAGGGTGACGACAACGCCATCCTGTTCTTCACCAAGCGGAACGCGGGCATCTAACCCGAGGAGCACCATGGCTCTGCGTCGTTCAGTCAAGAAAGCGGGCTGTGACGACGAGTACGAATGCACGTGCGATGGCGGGCCTTATTTGCATGGGCCCGCCGGTCGTACGCTGGTACTCGCTCAAATCGCTATCCGGAAGAACGCGAAACCCAAGGGGGCGAAGAAGTGATCTTCGCATTGCAGTTCGCTAAGCCGGTCGAGGAAGTCCCCGACATATCTGAGCTGATGGTCTACGACCCCGTGCTCATGATGAACGTCTTCAAGAAGGACGGCGCCCTCGTCATCGAAGACCACGAGACGCTGATGAAGTACGGGTCCACGACCTCGACGGCCGGTTCCAAGACGCACTTCGACGACTGAGGTCGCACGAAAAACACGCCTTATAGTGAGACCCCTACCTTTAAGGACGTGTTATGAACGCCGCCAAGAAGACCCTTATCTCTGCCAAGAACAAGATCGCCAAGCACCAGACCGCCATCATGGGAACCGCCCTCGTCATCACCACGACGACAGCGGCCATCATGATCCGAGCCAAGGTGATGAGCGAGAAGGGCCTGTACGACGAGTTCTACGCCATGAACGAAGAAGACTGCTGATCTCAACCCACACCCGACCACCATATCCCGCAACCAAAACGCGGGGTATGGTTTTCTGTTTGCCCAGGGGGCATCATGCGCATCAACAACAAGTTCCTGGCACCACTCGTGGCGTTCTTCGCCATATTCGGACTGGCGGCTTGCGGTTCGCAGGGTGCCTCCGACAACAAGGCTCCGACGAGTCTGACCGGTGACTGGACCCAGGTCGGCGCCAACAAGAACGGCTGGTTCGTCGCGTCCATATCCGGCGAGACGATCCAGGTGAACCTGGAGGGCCGTGACTCCAGCAGCATTTTCTGGATGGGCTCGTTCGACACCAGCCGTCACACCGTCGGCAAGTACAAGGTCGTATCGATCCCGGACCCGGACGCCCGCAAGGTGCTGGACGGCAGTCTGATGGCGACGACCGAGGCGACGAAGACGTTCACCTACGACCACGGCGTCATCAGCTTCGAGTTCTCGGCGCTCGGGAGTTCGACCATCGTCCATCTCAAGCAGACGAAGACGTATATTCCCACGTACACGAGGACCGTCAAGCCGACGGCCACGAGTTCCAAGGCCTCGACGCTGAGGACTCCCTCCCGCATCACCAAGACGTCGAAGGTCAAGGCGACCCCGAAGGCCACGCTCGGCAAGAAGAAGTAGGAACCACACCATGAAGCTCAAGTTCGGCAAACTGGCCAGACAGGCCAAGAAGGCGATCTCCGACAACTCTCCGGCGATCCTGACTGCGATTGGCGCGACCGGTACGATCACGGTCGCATATCTGACCGCCAAGGCATCGTTCAGGGCCGCGGAGATCATCCGCGAAGCTCAGAACCAGGACTGCCAGGGCAACGAGTCGTGTGTGGACGGGCACCTGTCGCAGGGCCTGCCTTGCCCCAAGGACTCGTCCATGGACAACTGGGACAAGGTCGATCTGGTCTGGCGGGAGTTCATCCCCGCGGCGGGCATCGCAGCCATGACCGTATCCGCCATCATCGGTGCGAACCACATCAGCACCAAGAGGGCGGCGGCGTTCGCTTCGGCATATTCCTTCGCCGAACGGGGCTTCGAGCACTACAAGAAGGCCACTCTCGACAAGATCGGCCCGAAGAAGGAAGGGGAGATCCGCGACGAAGTTGCCAAGCAGCAGCTGAAGGAACACCGGATCACCAAGACGCCGATCGTCACGGGGAAGGGCGATCACCTCTGCTTCGATGCGCACTCGGGACGGCAGTTCTGGGGCGATATCGACAAGATCAAGAGGGCCGTCAACGACGTCAACTTCCAGCTCCTCAACGGTGGAACCGGCGAGTGCAGCCTGTCCGAGTTCTGGTCGATGATCGGCCTGGACGCGACCCACGGGTCAGGCGAACTCGGGTGGACCACCGACAAGAAGCTCGAAGTCCACTACACCTCGGACCTGACCGAGGAAGAGGTCCCGTGTTTGGTGATCACCTTCCTGACTCCGCCCCGCCCGCTCTACGAGCCCCTTCACTCGCGCAACGCATATTGAAGGGCTGCGTTCCACTACGGGACGCGCAATCTCAGTGATGTATTCGGGAGCTGACAGATATGCAGGACGCCTGCGGCGATTGCTTGCGCCAAATCGTGTGTGAAGTCACCGGGGCGTCCTGCCCGAAGTTGGACGCTCTCGTTCCGAAAATCGACAGCAAGACTCAAGAGGGAGACACCATCATGTCGAACACCGCCAAGAACACCACCCCCGCCACTCCGAAGACCGTCGCCGAGGCCGTCGCCGCGGAGAAGACCGTTCCCGCCCAGGCCACCGAGCCGAAGGTCAAGGAGGACGTCGTCCAGGAGACCGTCGCCGCGGAGAAGAAGTCGGTGGTCCAGCGCATCAAGGCCGTCGCCGAGAAGCTCAAGGAGAACCGGGGCGCCATGATCGGTCTCGGCTTCGCGGCGGGCTTCGTGAGCGCGACGGTCGCCAACAAGCGCCGGGCCGCGGGTCTCAAGGTGGACGAGGTGACGGTGCTGGACGTGATCGAGGACACGGAGATCCACCAGGTCGGCGAGACCGACGCGACCGACGACTCGGCCTGATCAACACCCCCACGCAAGACACGCGAGAGAGAAGCACAGCATGATATCCGAGATGATCACCTACCAGGACATCAACGGAGAGACCGTCACCAAGGAGTGGATGTTCGCTCTGGACCGGCGTGAGCTCGCGGAGATGAAGATCCGACACGAGGGCCCCGGCAAGGGCACTCTCGAGTCCTACCTCGACCGGATCGTCAAGGAGCAGGACAACAACAAGCTCCTCGACAACTTCCAGGCGATCCTGATGAAGTCGGTCGGCCTCCGTGTCGACAACTACATCGACAAGAGCGACCGGATCCGGGCCGAGTTCACCGGCGGCGGGGCCTACGAGACCATGTTCATGCGGATGCTGGAGGACGCTGCGTACGCGGCTCGCCTCGTCAACGGCATCATCCCGCGCGACATGGCCGAGGAGGTCGCGAAGAAGAGCGCCACCACCGACCCCGACTCGTTCTCGGACAGCGAGCTGCTCGGCATGACGGACGATGCGTTCTTCGCGGCGGCCGGTGGATCCAACCCCATGAAGTGGGACCCCCGGTTCCTCACGCTGGCGGCACGGCGCAAGACCGCGGCCTAACAGCCGCATATCTGGATGGGGGATCAGCAGGAAGTCTCGCCCAACCGAGGAACAGCCTCGGCGTAGGGGTCTCAACGAGACTTATCCGGATGCTGATCTTAAACGACAACCGAGCTCGAAGCCTCCCCGCGACGAGAAACGTGTGCCCCACTCATATTCCCTTCGAAAGATTGGACGCACCATGAACCGCACCAGCAAGATCGCCGTCATATTCGCACTGGCATTCGGCACGTTCTTCGTGACCGTCCCCAACGCGGAGGCCGCGCCGACTCTCAGGTCCGCCGCCATGGCAAGCGCCGACTCCCAGAAGGGCGCCCACTACGCCTGGGGCAAGGCAGGTCCGTACTCCGTCGGGTACGACTGCTCCGGTCTCACCTACTGGGCCTACAGACAGCACCACAAGACGATCCCTCGCGTCGCCCAGGACCAGTACAACCACTCGCACCACGTCGCGGTCAAGAACCGCAAGCCGGGTGACCTCATATTCATCCAGGACCGCTACAACCACGTCTACCACGTCGGCATATTCACCGGTGTACGCGGCGGCAGGGGCTACATGATCAACGCCAACACGGGATCGTACCGCGGGCGTAAGGTCGTGGAGGCCCCCGTCGACGAGTACACCGCCGGTTCACCGCACGCGGTTTACGGTCAGTACTAACTCATATCCGGAGGGTCGGCGTGGAGCAAGACGGTAGCCTGTGTCCTGAGTGCAAGAAGAAGCACGAGGTATGTGCTGGTCTCGGCGACTG